CTGGTAGTGGCGGTGGTGGAGGAAGTAATAGTGCTGCAGGCGGAGCAGGAGGCTCTGGCATAGTTATCGTAAAAGAATTAAACAAAGCAAGTGGTGTGTGGTCAATGCAAAGTCAATTAAAAGCCAAGCAACAAGGAACATGGCCTTTCTTTTTTTATGAAATTAATACTTTATTAGTTGCTGGTGGTGGATCTGGAGGAAGCGGATATCGTCCTGGTGGAGGTGGAGCAGGTGGATTAATTTTTCAACCTGGTCGTAGTATTGTTCCAGGATCTTATACTGTTACAATCGGTGGTGGTGGTGCTGTTAATTCACCATCAAACTGTAGTGCTGGTTCAACTGGAAATGATTCTACTTTTAATGGTTTGACTGCTAAAGGTGGAGGTGGTGTATGTGCATCATGCGGAGCTGGAGGTTCTGGAAGTGGTACAAACACTGCAGAAGGATCTGGACCCGCACCAGGTATTCAACCTGCTCAACCAGGTGATTCAGGAACATTTGGTTTTGGTAACGGTGGTGGTGTTAACAGTCCTAGTAATGGAACAAGATTATCAGCTGGTGGTGGTGGAGCTGGTGCAGCTGGAGGAAATCCATCAGGGTCTAATACCTCTGGTTCTGGAGGAGCTGGAAGATCTTATGATATAACAGGTTCATGCACAACGTATGCTGGTGGTGGAGGATCAGGAACTTATGCACCTAACCCAAGTCCAGGTGCCTTTACCGCAGGTTCAGGTGGATCTGGTGGTGGGGGTACAGGAGGAAGAGATGGTGTTGATGGAACTGCTGGAGGAGCTAACACAGGTGGTGGAGGAGGTGGAGGATATGCTTCATGTAGTGTAACAAATAGATCGGGTGGAGCAGGTGGATCCGGTATACTTGTTGTAAGAGGACCAAGTGCAGTTACGTTTACAGTTTCACCTTGTACAAATTCAACGGGAACTGTTCCAGGGCCATCAACAGATAAGATAGCTACGTTCACAGTTTCTGGAACATTGACAGTTTCTTAATAAATGTTATATTAAGTTCATAAAGATATATGAACATTACAAACTATTATTGGTACTTTCAATCAGCTATACCTTCTCGTATATGTGATGATATTGTAAAGTATGGTCAACAACTTCAAGACCAAATGGCAGTTACTGGTGGTTATGGTAATCAAAAATTAAATCAAAAACAAATAAAAGATTTAAAAGAAAAAAGAGATTCTAATATTGTTTGGATGAATGATAGATGGATTTATAAAGAAATACAACCTTATGTGCATCAAGCAAACGCTAGCGCTGGTTGGAATTTTCAATGGGATTTTTCTGAGTCTTGTCAATTTACAAAATATAAAAAAGGTCAATACTATGATTGGCATTGTGATTCTTGGCCAGAACCTTATCAAAGACAACAACCTAACGATCCATCGCATGGTAAAATAAGAAAATTATCAGTAACAGTAACTTTATCAGATCCAAAAGATTATAAAGGTGGTGAATTAGAATTTGATTTTAGAAATTTAGATCCTGATAAAAAACCTAATATTAAAAAATGTAAAGAAATATTACCTAAAGGATCTTTGGTTGTATTTCCTTCATTTGTGTGGCATAGAGTATGTCCAGTTAAAAGTGGAGAACGTAACAGTTTGGTGATCTGGAATTTAGGGTGGCCATTTAAATAAAGGAGAATATGAAAAAGAAAAAAACAAAAGTTAAAAAACAAAAGACATTGTCTTTCCCAAAACAATTACAATTAGAACAGTATTTTCCATCACCTATATGGTTTGCTGATGAACCTAGTTTTGTTGATAAATTAAATCAAGCATCTGATTCTTATATTGAAGATTCAAAAAAAAGATTGAAACCAACTATCGATGAACGTAATAAAAAATTTGGTAACAAAGGTGATATGGGTCACGTATTTCATTCAACAACATTAATAGGTGATCCTAATTTTAAAGAATTACAAAATTATATAGGTGCAACTGCACGTAATTTATTAGATGAGATGGGTTTTGATTTAACAAACTACCAAGTATTTATCACTGAAATGTGGGTTCAGGAGTTTGCTAAAAAAGGTGGTGGACATCATACTTTACATACTCATTGGAATGGTCACATATCAGGATTTTATTTTTTAAAAGCAAGTGAGACTACATCTATGCCTATGTTTGAAGATCCAAGACCAGGTAATGTTATGAATCTTTTACCAGAAAAAGATAGAACAAAAGTAACTCATGCATCTTCACAGATTAATTATAAAGTAAAACCAGGTAGAATGATATTTTTTCCATCATACTTACCTCATCAATATATTGTTGATATGGGTTATGAACCATTTAGATTCATACACTGGAATTGTCAGGCTATACCAAAAGGAGTGTTAAATGTCGTTTAAAAAAAATAAATATAGTGTTTTAAAAGGAGCTATCTCAAAAGAATTAGCAGATTTTGTATACAAATATTTTAAAAATAAAAGAAACGTTGCAAGGGTGTTATTTGATTCAAGATACATTTCACCTTTTACAGAATATTGGGGCATATGGGCTGATCATCAAGCTCCAAATACTTATTCACATTATGCTGACATTGCAATGGAAACTTTATTAACTGAAGTAAAACCTGTTATGGAAAAACATACAGGATTAAAATTAAGTGAAACATATTCTTATGCAAGATTATATAAAAACGGAGATGTTTTAGCCAGACATAAAGATAGATATTCTTGTGAGGTATCTACTACATTAAATTTAGGTGGTGACCCATGGCCTATCTATATTGATCCTACAGGTAAAAAAGGTCAAGCAGGTATTAAAGTAGATTTAAAACCAGGTGACATGTTAATTTATTCTGGTTGTGATTTAGAACATTGGCGAGAAGAATTTACAGGTAAAGATTGTGGGCAAGTATTTTTACATTACAATAGAGCTAATTCAAAAGCTGCTAAAGAAAACGCATTAGATAAAAGACCTTTATTAGGCTTACCAGCTTGGTTTAAAGGATCTAAGTTGACTAATCTTAAAAAATAGTCTATAAAAAAGACTGGTACGGGGGCACCACCACACCACACCCCCGTGCTTTTATTCTGTTAAATAAGTAATAAATTTGCTATAAATGGATTTATTATGCTACAAAAGATAGGTTTTCAGCCAGGTATTAACAAACAAATCACACCCACAGGAGCAGAGGGTCAGTGGATTGATTGTGATAATGTTAGATTTAGATATGGCACACCTGAAAAGATAGGTGGTTGGAAACAATTAGGTGAAAGTAATTTAACTGGTGCAGGACGTGGACTTCATCATTATGTAAATAGTCTAGGTCGAAAATACGCAATCATTGGTACAAACAGAATTTTATATGCATACTCAGGTGGTGTATACTATGACATACATCCTATCAAATCTACAAACACACTTACAAATGCATTTAGCACGACTAACGGATCACCTACAGTTACCATAACATTTAGTGGTGATCATGGTATTAGTGCTTCTGATATTGTCTTATTAGATAATTTTTCTACCATAACTAATTCTAATTTTGGTGCATCTGATTTTAATGATAAAAAATTTATGGTGACAACAGTGCCAACATCTACAACAATTACTATCACAATGCCATCAAATGAAACAGGTTCTGGTGCAACAACATCAGGTGGCATACGTGTTCAACATTATTATACTGTAGGACCAGCTGTACAAGCAAAAGGTTTTGGTTGGGGATTAGGATCTTGGGGTGGAGAAGAAGTTGGAGCTTTTACTACAACATTATCTGGTGCAATAAACAGTTCACAAACAACAGGTATTGTATTAGCTGACCCTTCACAGTTTCCAAGTTCAGGTACAAACTTTGTGCAGATAGGAACTGAAGAAATATCTTATACAGGCATTAGTTCATCTAATGAATTAACAGGTGTAACTAGAGATGTTAGAGGTACATCACCATCATCTCATGGTGCTGGAGATACAGTAACTAATGCAAGTAATTATGTTGCATGGGGTGAGGCAGCATCAGGTGATTTAGTATTAGAACCAGGTATGTGGTCGTTAGATAATTTTGGTGATAAAGCTATATGTTTAATACATGATAGCGCTGTGTTTGAATGGGATTCATCTTTATCAAATGCAACAGAAACAAGAGA